TATAAGCCGGCTGATGAGGCTCGAGTCATCGAGTCCTTTAAGTCGACTGAGGCGGAACTTAAGCTTGCGGATGGTTTTTTGGCCTCCGATGAACTCATCGGTGCTGCCTATATCATCCGTGATGCCCTCCGTGGTTTTGACCATAAGAGCATCATACCGCGTTATGGTCCAGGGGCGGTCTCTACTGGTGAACGCCTCGATGAGAAGTGGGAATTTTCCCGCCTTTACCGTTGCATTCACCAGGTGTACCCCTACTATGAATACTTCGTTGTAGGGGGTAGTCGTGAGCTGATAGATCGTTTGGGCTGGTACAAGTCCCTGAAACGGCTTGAAAAGGGCCGCGCCAAGGTTGTATTGGTCCCAAAGGATAGCCGCGGTCCGCGTCTGATCTCTGCTGAACCACTGGAATTCCAGTTCATTCAGCAAGGACTCGGGCGGTCGTTGGTTAGTCATCTCGAAGCCTTTCCGGCGACGAGGGGGCAGATCAACTTCACGAACCAAGAGGTCAACCGGCAGCTTGCTCTCTCGTCTTCCAAGACGGGTGAGTACGCCACCCTAGATCTTAAGGATGCGTCGGATAGAGTTTCCCTTCAGCTTGTACGTCACCTGTTTCAGTTCACACCTGAACTGTTGGCGGCGTTGGAGGCGACTCGCTCCGCTGAGACACAGCTTCCCGATAAGGAAGTCATTTCGCTCTCTAAGTTTGCGCCGATGGGGTCAGCTTTATGCTTTCCTATCGAAGCGCTTTGCTTCTGGGCGATTTGTGTCTCTGCTGTGTCTCGTGAGAGGCACACACGACTAAGACCGGCGGAAGTCGGGAAACACATCTACGTATACGGTGATGACATAATTGTCAAAACCGCGTGGGCAGGTGTGTGTATGGAGGCCCTCGAGCGGTATGGCCTAAAGGTCAACCGTTCGAAGTCCTTCATCTCCGGAGAGTTTAGGGAGAGCTGTGGCATGGACGCTTTCAAAGGCGTTCAAGTCACTCCCACTCGCCTGAAGACCCTTTGGAGCGGACAGCGCACCGATGGTGCTGCGTACGTATCCTACGTCTCGTTTGCCAACCAAATTGGTCAGCGGGGCTACCGAAACGCAAGCGACTATGTATGGAAGTTCCTGAGAAGGACCTACGGG